AGCATTTAAACCAATTCTTTTAGTTAATTTAATTTGGGAAGCTACCATTTCATCTGAGTATCTTATTTGGGTTCCAAACATATCATTTAACTCAGATTGGGCAGTTACCTGGTTGTTAATTGTCATTAACACATCTTCAGAGTTTTCTTGGATTTCTGCCATTCTATCTCTGGTGATTTCAGCTACTTGTTTTGAAGTTCCAAAAGATTTAGATAGTTGGGTTACTTGATTATCAAATTGGAATCCTAGCTTTAACAACATTTTAAAACTTTTAATAATCCCTCCTATTATAAATAAAGGATCTGTAAAGGCCTTTCCTAATTGTTTACCTAAATTACCAAAGGCAGCACTCATTGATTTAATTTTACCTGCTCCACCTTCAGCTGCTTTTTCAGCAGCTTTTAGCGCTTCTTCAGTATCTATTATATCTCCTAATATGGGTATTTTCCCTATACCTGCTAAGGCAGCTCCAGTTAAACCAATTGTTTTCTTTACCTTTTTTGATTTTTCAACTCTTTCATCAAGTTTGTCATTAGCTTCTTGTAATATACCCAATCCTGCTTGATGAGCAGCATTTATTGATCTTATAGATTGAAATTCTTTTTGGGTTATACCTTCTTTTTTAAGACTTGCTGCTAAAGCAGTTTTAGATAATTTATTACCATTTTTATCTAAAGCTATTTTTTCGTATTGTTTTGATACTAATTTTGCTTGGGTTTTAGCTTCTTGGGTTAAAGTTTTAAGTTTTTCTTGGTGAGATTTTAGATCATCTAAACTAAGTTTGTTATATCCCTCTTGCTCTGCTTTTAAGTCACCCACTATAGAGTTAATCCCTCTCATAGCTTTTTTAGTTCTATTAAGAGGGGTACTTGCCTTATCCATTTCAGCAACAGCAGCACCAATAGCCTTAGATATACCTCCAAAACCTTCTTCTAATTCATTAGCTTTATTTGTAGCTAATTCAATAGAATCTTCTAACGAATTAATCGCTATGTTAGCTTTTTTTAAGTTTGAAAGATCATAAGTAGCTACTGGTTTTTTAGTAAGTTTTGCTAATTTTTTAGTTAACTCATCTACTTTCCTTATAGCATCATCTAATTTAGACATAAAAATGGTATTTGTTATAAATATTTAAATTTATAACTTTATTTATATTTTATAGGTTTTCTTGAAGTTTGAGGATTTTTTAAAAATTCTGGGTGTTTAATTTTGCCTTCTTGATCTATAACATTTTTAGATGTTGATCTTGATGTTGATTTTTCATATTCCTTTTTTTCTTCATCATAATATTTTTTTAATTCTATAAAAGTAAAACGACGAAGCCATATAGGCATGTTATACACTGTATTCCAATCATATCCTCCATTACCATGGAATACTATTTCGTGGATTTGTTTAAATAAGGAATTTCTTTGTTGAGGAGCGTTATCAAACGTCAGGCCAAAAAAAGCTAATACCAATTGGGATACTGACTCTGTTTGTACCTCCATCGGGAAAAAAAGTTAAATCAACATCAGGTTGAATTTTTTTAATATACTCTCTTAGAGCTCTTGAATCTTTAGCTAAGAGATAATTATCAACAAAATTTCTTATATCTTTTGTTTCTCTTTTACCTTCTATTGATGTTATCATATATTTTAAACGAGTGGTAAGTTCTGGATTATTATCTTTATTTATTTTTTTAAGTCCTTCTAATTCACGAGAAATATTATTTTCATCCTTATGAGATAATAACTTAAAAGTTAAATGATTTTTAGAAAAAGGAAGAGTAAATTCAAATTCATTTATACGATTTTTAAATAAATCATCATTTATTTCTTTATTTTCAACTAAAGCTAAATCAATTTCTTGTTCTTCACCATTATATTCAAAAGTATATTTTCCTCCATATCCTAATACACGAGATGCTATCATAATAGCATTTTTATCTCCTATTAAAAGATCATCATAATTAATTTTAGTTACAATTACAGATTTCATTAATTTATCTAAAACAGTACCATTTTTAATATAAGATTGATTAGTAAGAATATCTTCTTCTTTAGCAGTCATGTATTTAATTTCAACTTTTCCTTTTGCTAATTCAGAATCTTCAGGATAAAGTAAACCTTTTGACGGTAATTCTATTGTTTCCGTTGGTAACTTAAATTCACTCATAAATTTTTATTTTAATAACTTTATTTTTATATACATATATTAAAGAGCAGAAATATTATCTCCCTTTACAAAAAATCCCTGTACTCCTGGAATTTTTTTAATATTTTCTATAACATCATCCATTTTATCTCTAGAGAATCCACCTTTAGTAATCCAAGGATGACCATCTACTTTAACAGTTAATATAGATTTAAATTTTGATTTATCTTGATCTGCATAAGCCATTGGTTCTTCTGATCCTACAATTGTTACTCCAGGTAATGATCTAATATCAGATAAGATTTCTGTTTGGTTTCTATCATTAATATCAGTGATTAATGTGCCAATCATTTTAAATTTATCTTGATATTCATTTAAAGAATTTTTTAATTCTTCTTTAATAATGGATCTTAATTGGTCTAGTTTCATTTTTATAATATATGTTATAAATATATTACTATCTAATAAGAGTAACGTGTCCTTGTTTTTTAATTTTTTTAGGGCTATCTGTTAAACTAAATTTCATTACCCAAGTATAAACACCTTCTTGACATGGTTTATTGTTATAAGTTCCATCCCATTTAGCATTAGGATTTTTAGATTCCCATATAATTTCTCCCCACCTATTTAATATTATTAATGAAAAAGAATTTTCATCATATCCTGCAGTAAATACAGGACCCCATTCTTCATTATCTGAATCACCATCTGGTGTAAATGTATTAGGTATCCAATAAACTAAATTATCACATTGTTTAATCGTGATAGTATATGTAACTTCATTACTAGGGCAGGGTCCATCGTATCTTATAGCAGATAACACGTATGTACCTGAATCAGACCATGTAATTGAAATTTCATTACCTGTATAAAAATCATTTACTCCATTACCTGTTAAAGTCCATTCTGTTATTCCAACTCCTGTATGAGGAGCCCAATAATTAAATTCTTTTTCATCTCCACACAGTTCTATATCTTGTTGAGCATATGACCAACTTGATAAAAATAATAATATATAGAGTAATTTTTTCATTAGTTATGTTGTATTGGAGACAATACTGGTTGTGTGCTAACACCTATATTTATCGTAGAAACAAATGTACATCCTCCATTTGTATAGGTATATGTTATAATATGACCTCCTGCTCCTGCTACGTTAGGGCAAAAATCACCACCAACAACTCCAGTTCCACTAAATACACCTCCAGGTGGATTAGCTACTAAAGGCACACAAGGATCTGTTTCACAAAATGGTCCTAATGCATTTATTATTGGGGTGACATCATAAATAAATACATCTAATACACTTGGCGCACTTAAACATCCACTAGCATTTGTTGCGTCTACAGTCACTGCTCCTACGATTAATCCTGGATTAGCTGCTGACCAATCTACTGTTATTTGATTTGTTCCTTGACCTGCTGTAATAACTCCAGGAGCTAAAATTACCCAATTATAAACATAACCAGGTGCATTTGATACTTGATAAATTGAACCAGATGTTTGATAACATACTGTATCAGGATTTATTGTTGTTAATTGGGAATAACTTAAAAATGTTATTAAAAAGAATAATAATGAGAGGATTTTTTTCATAGCTTTTATTTAATTGTGATTTATTGGTCCTAATGGGGGTAAGGGGGTAGGGTTTATATTTCCGTTATATATGTTAAAAGGATTAGGAGTACAAGATACATTGGAAAAACTTCCCCAATTACCATCTCCTCCTGCGGTAACTACTATTGTTAGATCTAAAGGGTTACATGAATTAACTACTGTAATATCAAAACAAAATGACCATATACAAGTTTCTCCAAAATCTCCCCAATCATCACCTGCGTTATTATTCCAAAAAGCAGGATCTCCATATTCATAAAACCAACCTGGGCCTGCTATATTTCCTGTATTTGTTGAAGTTGTATTTAGTGACCATATCCAATGTCCTTGTGCTGATGTTTCATTACAATCAGAAGGGGGTAATCCAGGAGTTAAATTTGTCCATCCTGTACCTAATATTATTGAGAATCCTTCTAACCATTCTGCTGCTACAGCAGGGCTAAAATTCCAACCATCCATTGTATAACAAACAGTTACAACTGTTCCAGGTGAATAACCTGCAATGGGGGGAGGGGGGTTTAAAGTAAATGATTGAATTCCATTACACGGTTGTGAATGGAAAAAGTTAATTAAAAATATAAAAAATAGTGTTTTTAAAAACTTCATATTATGTAATATATAACCAATAATTTAATATTCCAAAGAAAAAACAAAAGCTCCTACATAATTGTGGAGCTTTTATAATATGTAAAATATTGTATTTTAGTAATTCAAAATACAATAATCTGGTTGGACTTCAACGGTTATATTAACAAGAGTACCATCATCTTCCCAATTATAATCTCCAAAATTAACGCTTGTAATTGTAGCCCCTTTTATAATCCATTCAGAAACAACATCTCCAACAGGACCAACAGCATTAAATGTAATATCTTTTTTATAGAAATCACTATATCCATCTCTACCTGTTACTGATTCATGTCCTAAACGTACCCATTCCATTACTGCTTGTGCTCCAGAAGGAGTAATAGATTCATACATTGTAAATGTAATAGGTTGCCATATTGTTTTTCCTTTTACGTAACGCTGAACGTTAATATGGTTAAGGGCAACAGCTGTTTGATTTAATGAAATAGCAGTCATTCCTTTAACTAAATATGATGGGATACCATCCAGATAAAGGATAAATCTATTTGTTTGCTTTGGTTCAAAAGCTGTATAGAAAATTTCGTTTGGATCTAATATTGCCATTTTCTTTTTATTTTTCTTGTTGTTTTATTATAAATATTTTAATTTTTTGTTTTTTTAACTAGGAAACTCAGCTCCTGTAGGCATTAAAATAAAATCTAATGATATAAATTCTGCTGTTCTAGTTGGTTGGATATAAATTTGTCCAACTAATTGGTTTCTATCTATTACAGCAGGAGTATTATTCGATTCATCCATTACTACTTTAAATGCATACAATCCTTGTTTTTGTTGTACACCTTCAAGATAAGGAGTTACTCTTGCAAGGAAATTTTTTCTAGTTGTTTGAGTATTTTGTTCAAATACTATTTGATCTGCTAATTGTCCTATATAACTTTTAAGTTCAATTAATAAACGTCTTACATTTACTCTATCTAAAGCAGATGCTTCCTTTTGTAATGTTTTTTGTCCAAATACTACTACTCCTTCTCCAGAAATAGTGGCTAATGGGTTAATATTTGCTTCATATAAATCATCTTTATTCTT